CGCCCAGGCCGGCGCGGAGCCGCCGCTGGTGCCGGCGGTGGAGCACTGCTGGATGTTGCCGTTGGGATCGACCACCTGCTGGCCGGCCGCGGTAACGCTGTTGGGCTGCCACATCGCGGGCGCGCCGATTGCCCCCCACAGCGGGGCGGAGCCGACCAGGCCTATAACCGCCGACTTGACGACCGTGATCGGGACTGGTCCGGTGGAAATTTCGATCGTTTCAATTCCATGTAGAAAGCTGGCTGGCATCTTCTTTCACCTTCTTTTAATGCCTGCGGGCGTTTGCCGCTCCGTTGCGTCTAATTGGTGGGGGCCGTCGGAGATGGACTGCCGGCGGCGACTGCGGTGACGGTTTCGGAATAGGTATAGGCGACTTGGACGGGCGCACCGGAAGCGATCGCGCCGCTCGCGATCAGCATGATAATTCCGTTGACGGCGTCGAGCGTGTAGTCAGTTCCTGCGAAATAGGGATTGCCGCCGCCCGCAGGGGTCACCATGAGGTTGGCGACATTACCCACCGGCAACTCGATCACGCCTTGCGAATTGAACGTATATGCAGCCTGGGTCGCGACTCTGACCGTCTGCCCGCCCTCTTCCAGTGCCGTGCCCTTGATGAAGATCGGGAAGTTGTCCTCGGTCGAGGCCTCCAAGGCCATCGTCTCGAGCGCGTAGAGCGCCGACCAGATCCATACGCCGCCCTGCGGGTCGCGGCCGAGAAACTGTTCCCGCAACGGGAACATCTTGCGGCATCCCGGCAACTGCAGACCGGTGAGCGCGGCCCGGATTGATTCGATCAGCGAGTAGGCGCCGGGATTGGGCCCGGAGGGATCGCCACCGAAGCTCCATCCCAGGTCACGCACGAGCAGCGTGATTTCGAATTCGAGCCGCCGCGCCTGCACCACCGCCGCCGTGTCGATCAAGGCGCCGTAAGTCGCGCTGCGCCAGGCCACCAGGGCCGCGCCGATACGATGAGTTAGGCGGTAGGCGGCGGCCTTGTCGGGAAACTGCGCGATCTCAATCGCGCGAACCTGCGCGCGGAGCTGAGCCGCGATCGCCGACTCGATGGTGGCGATGTCGAGCCGGGTGGGCGGCGCGAAGAGCTGACCCGCCCATGCACTGTCCAGCGTCACCCCCATCGTCAGAATCCCTTCAGATTGCCGCGGCTGAAAACGCGCCGCGGCAGCGTGCCCGCGGTGTCGCCGCCCGCCTCGGTCACTACCGAGCCCGCCGCCTCGCCCGGCTCCTGGTTATCCGGCGCGAGACCCAGCGTGAGTGTGCCATCAGCCACCCGCACCAGGACCGCCACCGCGTCCTCGTAGCGCCGGCGCGCCTCGGCCAGGTCATGCAGCGGGCGCAGGGCCTGCAACCGGTACATCGCGATGTCGCAGGTGAGGCGCGCGAGCACGGCGGGAGCGTCGCTCAGCGGCAGGGTGAAGCGGCTTTCCAGGTAACCATCGATCTCGGCCGAGGCGTCGGCGAGGGCCTGTTGCAGGACAGAATCATCGACGGCCTGCTGGGTCGGATCCTCGTTGGTCAGCTGCACGAGATCGCGGTTGGGATAGCGTGCGATCATGTCCGAGGGTTGCGCGTAAACCATGTCCAATAGCTTCCTTATCGTTTGCCTGGCTCGCTGTGCGGGCGGGCGGCCCGGAACGGAGCCTTGCGGCTGCCGTCCCGGGCTCGCATCGGGAGGAGCGGCTAGGCGAGGTACTCGCTGACGATCAGGTCGGCGCTGTTGCGCCAGATGTTGGTGGTGGGCACGGAGGAACTCGCGCCGGCGCCGGCCATGAACTCGGAGTTGAGCAGTTGGCGGCCGATTTCCTCGAGCGACGGCGGCACCAGCAGGTAGACGCCCTTGCGGCTGGAGAGCGCGCCGAACGGCGTGCCGCCGTCGGTTTTGATCGTGCGCATCGCCGCGCGCGCCGCGCCGTAATTGGCCGGATTGCTCAGGTCCATGTTGCTCGCGTAACAGAGCTGCCACAGTCCGACGCCGGTGTTGGCGCGGCCGTCGACGCCGTAGCGGAACTCGCGCCGGTTGAAAACCGCCTCGTCGGTGAGCGTGTTCATCCGCGTGACCGCGTACTCGCGGCGCAGCTGGAAGATGAACGGGCGAATCGGGCGCGAGGCGTCGATCAAGAACCAGTACGCGCCGCTGCCGCTGGAGTTGATATTGGCGACCTGCGCCTGCCCGCTGCCCATCGGGCCCACCGGATGCGAGGCCGAGAAGAAGGCCTGGCCGTCATAACCGAGCACCGAGGAGGGTGTGTTGACGGCCGCCTTGATGGTCGAGAAAAGCAGCATGTCGGGATGCACCTTGGTGTCCCAGCCGAGCTGCTCAATGACCGGTTCGTAAACGCCGTAGGTGTCGTCCTCGACGTCGTTGCGGTCGATGCCGACAGTGTCCTCGAAGTTCTTGTTGACGATCGTGTAGGCGTGAGCCTCGAGCGCCTGGACCACGCGGCTGCCGAGCCACTCGCGAAACTTGGTGGTGCGGCCGAGCCACGGGTAGGTGGTCTGCCGCGAGCCCGAGCGCACGATCGAGGCGATCTGCTCGTAGTAACTCGGCGGCGCTTCGAACCCGCGCTGGAAGATGACGTCGAAGCCGGTGAACAGTGCGGTGAGATTTGCTGCGCTGATTTCCATCGTTGCTACCGTGTGGGCCCGCGGCGCGGCCGCGAGCGGCTAGGGGGGTTGGACGGTTGTCCTAGACCGCGAGTGCCGACTGATGCCAGAAGTCGACCCAGACCTGGCCGCTGGAGTCGAGGTTGCGGACCATCCCGGCCACGCTGCGCGTCGGCGCGCCCCAGTTGTAGGAGACCAGCACCGTGGCGGCGGCCGCGATCGCGCCGCCGCTCGGCGCCAGCATGATCAGCCCGGCCTGGTAGTCGACCATGTAGTCGGTGCCCTCGACGTAGGTGGTGCCGGCGGGCGAAGAGGTCACCACGACCTTGGAGATGTTCTCGTGGCCGGTGCTGATGATTTGCGAGCTGGTCGCGGCGGGAAAAGTATGCGACTGCGCGGTGACCACGGTCGCGCCCGCGCCGTCGCTGAGCGAGACCGAGTTATCGTCGACCGCGAAGCAGAGCATCCCGACCTGCGGCTGCGCGATCGAAGCGTCGTTGACCGCGTAGAGAAAAACCCCGCGCGTGCAGATCACCGAGATCGCGCCCGCCGCACCGGCCGGCAGATTGGTCCCGGGAATCGCCACCGACGAGGTGTTGACCGCATCCTATCCCGTTGTAGGTCCGCTCGGCGCGTCCGACGATCCGCAGTCCCGCGGCGGAAGCGGCAGGTACCGCGTTGCCGTTGGCGTTGAGCGCCACCATCGAGCCCAGGTAGACCGTGGTGTTGGCCTCGACCGGGTAATTCTGCGTGCGCCCGAAGTCGGACATCTCGGGCGTGTTGCGTGAGCTGGTTAGAGCCGCCATTTCGTCACCTCTTTGAATCCTGCCTGTGCCTGTCCGGCCGCGGCGCGCGCGTCCGGTCGTCTAGACGTTGCCGCGGTTGAGCCGCAGAAAATCGCTGCGGCCGGAACGTTTGCGTCCCAGGTAATCCTCGGAGCTCAAGCCGAGTTGCGCGCAGATTGCGGTCTCGGCCGCGGTCAGCGAGGCAGCCGCGGCGTGGGCCGGCGGCGGAGCGGCAAAAGCCGCCGTGGCGCTTTCGAAGCCGGCGCCGAAAGCCGCGGGCTGGCGCGCCGCGAAAGCGGCGAAACCCTTAAAATCCGCCTGGCAGTAAGAGATCGCCCACTGACGCTGGGCCGGGATTAGCTTGCCCGCCTTGATCGCGTCGTCGACCGCACGCTCGGCGCGTTCGCTCGCGCGCTCGGCGCGCATCTGATTGAGCTCTCCGAGCACGCGCTGAAACTGCGCGACCGCCACGTAGCGCGCCGGGTCCGCGGCGGCGCCCGCCTGCATTGCGCTGGCGGCGCCGTCGTCCGTGCGGCTGTCGCCCCGCGCGCCGTCGCGCCCGCCGTCCGCGTTATCGTTTCCGCTGGCGTCGCTCAGCACGCGCACGGCCGCGAGCGCTTCCTCGGGCGAAGCGTCGTCGTCGAGCCCGAGCATTTCACACAACTGTTGCAGCAGCGTGTCCATCGCTTCGTCCCCTTCGGAATGCGGCGCGGTCAGCAGGGCCGCACGCGCCGAAATCGCGGTCAAATAGAGATTTGGATTGTTGGTGAGGCCCGCACGCAGGAGCCGCGTGACCGCGCCGTCGGGGGAATACTGGAAGACCGGCGAGATGTAGCGGTATTCGCGTGAGGTGATGGCCGTCGCGCCGTGCGGGGTCCAGTCGACGTTGCCCCAGAGCGCGCCGTTGCGCTCCTGAAGCTCGCGAATCCATCCCGCCGCCGGCGCCGGACGGCCCTTGGGCGCGGCGAAATCGGTCGCATGGTCGTAATCGATCGGCACGCCGGCGGTGAGTCCGAGCGCCTCGGTCGCCGCGATCACGCGCGCCGCGTCATTGAGCCGGAACGGCCCGCGGCCGTCGCGTCCGCTGAACTCGCCCGCCGGAATCAGCATCACCCATTCGGGCGGCGCGCTGGAGCAAAGATCGGCGTCCTCGATCGCGCTGCCATGAACCGCGAGCGGGCCGCCCCGTTCGATCTGCGCTGTGGTCTTGAGTTGCGTCACGTCCATCGCGCAGGAGTGTGACCGAATCCGCGAAAACGCATAAGGGTGAAATATTTCACCCCCAAGCGCGCGCGCGCGCCGACCCGCCGGAGGAACGCAAAGGGCGCGTGCCGCGAATCGGCGCACAAGAAAACGCAGGCGGGGACGCTCCGC